ACGGCGTGACGGCTGAAGAACGAATGCATACGCGCCACCGTGTCACGGGACAGGGTAGCGCGGCGCTTGAGGTCACGGGCACGAGCGACGCCAACGGCTGTGCCTCCACGGCCCCACTTCTCGCGAAGCTCCAGACCACGAGCAGCATTGCTGGCCATGGCTTGGCTGGGCTTGTAACCTTCGGATTTGGGCATTTTTGCTTGACCCCGTTCTGGGATGGTGGTATTATACCACAAAAACGGCGTTTGTGTTAGGGTTTCTGCTCCTCTTCCACAATGGCGCGATATCGCGTCACTGTGATGCACCGGCAGTGTACCCGCTCCTGGGCGGGCAGTGCCGGGTCGTGGGGGTACATCGCCCGGTAGCCAGACCCAGTAACAAACGGTTCCTTCGCGTCCCGCACCTGATTGTGCATCGAGCGGTGGGACCCACGGACACGCTCGTCCCGTGCGGTCTTCCACTGACGGACGAACTTCTCTGGGTCCAGGTCGCCGGAGTCCACACCCTGCTGGTATGCCTCCTGGACCGCCTCGTTGGACGCAGCGAGCATCTCAGTGCGGGCGATCATCTCGGTGCGGTAGCGGACATAGTTCCGCTCATACGCGCGAACCATCCGGTCGATGTCCCGGCTGCTGAGATTGCCACGGCGGACCAGGGCGTCCATGCTGGGGTCTCGGAGCGCACGCTCCAAGGCGAACGAGGAGCCCTGCTCCAGTAGACGGCGGTAGTTCGCCACCGCAGCCTGTTGGCGAGCCGTCAGGCCCACGATGTCAATCAACTCCTTGGCAGCCTTGCGAGGGTTGACTCCCCGCTCGAAGGACTCCGCCAGACGGGCGCGGATAGCAAGGCGCTGCTGGTTCGAGATCTCCGTAATCATGCGTGAGGAGCTTTCGCGGATAAACTTCTCGGCGCGTGGGTCGCTGCCTGTGAAGCTCAGCTCGATGCCCACAGTTCGGAGTGCTTGGGCCGCACGCCGACCCGACTCCATGTAGACCTGCTGCTGGGCGGCTTGTATAGCCTCCGCAAACTTGGTTGAAATCTTCTCCGAGATCTCGTTGATGAGCGCAGCGTCTCCTGCCGCGAACGCTGCCGCCAGGGCAGGTTGGTACTGACGACGAATGCCATCCATAGCCTCACGAACGCTACGGTTCGTGAATGCAAGTGCCCAGGTTTCTAGGTCCCGGAGCAGGGCTTCGTCGCTGTACTCGTTAGCCATTGCAGACCACGGTCCATGTGGCGCTCGCCGGGTCACGGTCGACCAGTCGAATGGTGAGTGAAGTTCCCTGATAAACGAGTTCGTCGTTCACCTCGGGTGCGGCGTCGAATGTATGGCCGAGTAGGACCACTACCCTCTCCTCGTCCTGGATAAGGGTGTCACCAAGACGCGCGTCGGCCTTGGACGACTGGAAGCCCTTACCTTCGTAGTCGATGTAGGTCGGGTTGGTTCCTCCTGTCAGGTTGCCCGGAGTGCGGGTACCCACGGTCACCTTGCGGAGGGTGACATCATCCACGCCACCGGCAGCTGCAACACCGTCTGCGATCAGCTTGGCGATATCGACTCCGAAGAAGTTAGGCATTGCCTTCGCTGATCTCCGGGAAGATCTCGACGATCGGGTAATCGTCCTCGTCCGTTCCCGAGAAGTACGGGTTGGCGTTGGTCGAATACGACGAGGTCAGGTACTGCCCAATGAGAGCGGTAATGCGCGAGTCGAACTTCGAGGCACCCACGCTCGTGGAGCCCTCAAAGTCGATGCTGACGCTTCCTGCGCTGACCGAGTTGATCGACTGCCCCGACCCAGGGGTCTCGCCAGCGAGGAGTTGGTCAGCCATAAGGCTGTTAGCTGCGATCAGCACAGCGTCAGGGACCGCCGACTCGTCAATCCAGTTCTGGGCTACGAGGATTCGGGTGGCGCTGACGAGCGCCTTATCCTTGTTTGCGTCAGTCGCCGTGTCCCACGCCTTCAGGTTCAGTTCGGGCGCGAGGTACTCGTTAGCCTCCGCACGGGTGCAGAGGCTGTCGTAGTTGACCGCGTCGATGACGATGGTGTCGAAGGTGAATGCCATAATGAGGTCTCCGGGGAAGCTGCCCTATGCGTTAGTATCGCTATCTTCCGCGTCAGCGGGGGTGGGGGTAATGGGATCAGTCATCCCCGGAAGATCCTCGATGGGATAATCTCCAATGGTGGAGTGAGAGAGGCCCAGGAGGTCCCGAACCTCGTCCACCACCGGATCGTCCGGCATGATCGGTGCGCCAGCCTGGGCCATCTGAGCCAAGCTCTGCGTGATGGTCGTGATATCACGGTGCTGAATCGCGTCCGTGGTGACCGTCGGCATGTAGTCCATGCTCCAACCGTTCATCACGAACAGCGGGGTGATGAGGTCACGCTTGACAACCTCACGAAGCTCGCGGATCGTCGAGTCGACCACAAGGCCGAAGTTCAGCGACTTATCCTGGCTTAGGGCGTGCGAGCCATTACCCGACTCGCCAAGTAGGACATTCTCGACGCCAAGCATTCTGGCCATCTCCATGTTCAACCGCGTGATGGCTCGTGCGATGTCTTGGTGGCTCTGGCTGCTACCTTTGAGAAGCTCCAGGTTCCACTGCGGCGTGCTGGACGGGGCTTGGTTGTCTCCAGCTGCGTGGTACGGCATCGAGTCCAGCAGCATACCCAGCTGCGGGTTGCGCTTGTGACTCTGGATGAAGGTCTTCATCGGGTTCAGGATGCTCTGCATCTGAGCCTCGGTGATGCGACCCTCGTCGACCATCTGCTGGAGCTGGCTCAGGGGAGCCGAACCCTTCGGAATGCCCCGGAGGTCGGTCTGGAATCCGTAGGACTCCAGTTGCAGGTACTCCCGCAGCTGAGTCGCCGGTCGGTACAGCCCACGGAACAGGCCGTAACCTTCCGGGCTGTCGTTCAGGGTGTCATCGACGGCGTAGACCGTCTTCCAGCGAGGGATGTACAACTGCTTGTAGTCGTGGGGGCTCTCCTGGATGAACCCGAATACCTCGCCGCGCTGGTTGGTGTGGAACTTCTCAATCGTCCGCTGGGCGCGGGGCTGAATGTCTGCGAAGCAGATCTTGCCTTCGCGCTCCTCCGCCGTCCACTCCTGCACGGAGAACCCGTAGAAGCGGTACATCGACATGCGGCGCACGATGCGGTGCCACGGAGTGTCACAGTTGTGCAGGGCGTAGTGGACCGCTTCAGCGATCTGCTCCGCCATGCCCTCGTCCAGGCCATCGCCCTCGGCTGGCATGAACTTCCACTGGGCGCGTCCCAGCAGGTTGGTGAAAAATCGGACACCGGCATTGATAATGCCGATGTCGTTCATCATCTCAGAGTAGGTCTTGTACCGCTGGTCGCGGGTCAGCTTGCTGTCCTGCTCCTGCTCGACGATGTATCCACCGTAGATGGCGGTGCCTGAGACGCCGACCATACTGTCCGGACCTGTGGGAGTCGGGCGGACTCCCACATCTTCCGGCATGTCAGGGTTTTCGGGCATGTTCGCCATGGGGGTATTATACCACAAATACGGGGTCAATGGTGTAGAATCTACTAGACTCCACGATTATTGGACAGACCAGCGAAGTGCTTGACCGCCCTGAGACGCTGGTAGGTTTCGATGTCGTCCCAGTCGGCGTAGGTCGGGACGAGTCCCCAATACCCATCCGGATCAGTTTTCTCGATGGCGACGAAGTGCATCAGCGTTCCGAAGCCGTTGTCGAGCGCACTACGGAACAGCGTGAGGGTCACATCACCCCACCGCTCTTCATCGTACCAACTCACGATGGTTTGCGCCCAGGTCTCGCCAGCGACACCGCCGACACACACGACATGGTGCTGGCCTTCGTAGCCGAGCATCTCCATCCCGCCCTGAGTGACGATGCGGTTCTCCCAATCCGCCCAGCGGGTCGAGCCGTCAAGCGTGGACTCGTAAGCGTCGAGCGATTCGAAGAACTGGTAGACCTCCTCCTTGCTCATGTTGACGGTGTTCTTCGTCGCGCCGTCACCGAGACTGCTGGGGGCATCGTCAGCCAGCCCGTTGTTGGAGTACTGCGGCTCCGACAGAAGCGAGTTTCCCCAGTAGAACGCGATGGTCGCGGAATCGTGGTGATCCTCCGGCTTCTCGTGAGCATCGACCCCGTAGTTCACCTCGACATGGCAGTCGAGCGCGTTCTTCGACGCGTTGTTGCCGACCTGCATCCCCAGCACGAATGTCACACGGTCATCAGTTCCATCCGCAACGAACAGCGGCTCGATGATGCGCTTGCATTGCGTCGAGCGGTAGGCCGCCCACGGCCAGAAGGGGAATGCCTCGTTCTGGTCGGAGAAGCGCGAAGTCGCCGTGACATTGGCATCGCCTTCGTCCGGCCCAGTCGTGCTGTTCTCGGTCCAGGCGGTGTCGCCAGCGCACACCGTTTCCGGCGTTCCGAGCGTCACCGACTGCGAGTTGGTCCAGGTGTCCGGGTCACTGGTGGAGGTTGCGACCTCCCAGTTTCCAGAGGTCTGGTTGTGGTAAAGCACATAGGTCGTCCCACCGCTCTCGCGCTTGAAGACATTGAAGGCGGCGTTCGTGGTGTCGAACGACCCGCTTGCGACCTCTCCGTTGTTGGACTGGAAGTAGTCCCCATCGAAGTTGGAGTCGGCCATGCTCGCCAGGGTGATGTAGCGCGAGTTGGCGACCTCAAGAAGACCCTGCGCTTGAGCGTAAGCGTTGGCTGGAAAGCGGTTGTTCCAGGTCTCGTTGCTGTACTCGATGGCGATCTTTAGCTCTGGATTCACATTGTCAACGAGGTACTGGCCCCATGATGCCACCGAAGAATCGTCGTACTCGGCGGGGATGCAGTACCACGCTGGGACACCTAGCAAGTTCTGCATTCGGACACACACCGAGAGAGGCACACCCGGCTGCGCGTGACGGCCCGCTCCAGTATCAAACGCGCCGTGAGTGTATGTGCGATAACTGTCGGGCTTACGGTCTGCCCAAGAGTCCCAGCCGCCTTGTCGGTTCGTGGCCTGCCAGTTCATAAAGCGGATGCCACCAGGAAAGTCAGAGTAGACATCCAGGAACGGTTGGTAGAACTCGTTTACCTCACCGGGTCCACAGGTGCCCTCGTAGTCCTCATGGCAGATCACAACATCGGTGACATCCGTGGACGCGATGGGCACTCGGAAGTACAGCAAGTCATCATCACCCCAATCAGTGATGTTGTAGACCTTACGGTTCGCACTGGTCGTAGGCGACCCGATGCTCATCGTACCTGATGCCACCAGTTCGCAATCTCCTGTACCGCTCCATGTCAGGACATAGTTTCCCAGCGGCAGCATCCCTGCGCGCGATTCACTGATGACCACCACCTGGTTGTGCGAGACAGCCGTGCCGGGGTCCGTGATGTAGCCGTTACTGTCGAGCGTACCGTCGAAGGTGTCGCTGAAGTTGCGTGCCCAGGCATCGTTCGCCTGTTTCATCAGGTTGTTGAAGGGCACTTCCCGACCGTAGTCGAGGTTGAACAGCGTGTTCATCCCCGGCAGGTAGCCCTTGCCGTTCGTGCGTGGGTTCGGGATTGAGAATGTGGTGGTCATTAGTTAGCAGGTTTGACCTTCATGCGAATCAGGATGGATTTTAGACCGACAGCTTGGTTGAGTGTCCGGCATCGAGTCGCATGATCTCGGCCATCTTGTAGGTTCCGTCAGCAACCTGCGCCTTTGCATCGGCCAGCGTGAAGTAGAGTGCCCAATGCCCGTCCGGGTCGTCGGGGTTCACCAAGTAGTAGTGACACTTGGACGGCGTTCGACCACCTTGAGAGAAGATCTGAGTCCA